GCCAGTTGCAGGGCTGCGCTGTTAGGCGTCCCGCTGGCGTAGTCGGCAAGATAAATTGCGTCCTCAAGGCGGGCTTGCAGAGTCCGCGTTACGCTATTTGCGCTTGTGGACTTGTAAGGCACATTGCCAGGCACAGCGACCGTCGCGCCTGACCCGCTAAGGGGGAGCGCGCCAATAGCCGTGCGGAAGGCGGTTGCCGACACGTCGGAGCCATCACGCGCAGCAGCAGACAGGGCGTTTCGTCCAGTCACCGCCGTGACGTTGCTGAAGTCGGTGTTGGCCTTGGTGGCGACAACGGCGTTAGCGGCAGCGGTGCCTGACGTAGTGCCAGCCGCAGCACCAGCAGTCGCCCCGGCCGTTGCGCCAGCGGTCGCGCCAGACGCTTCTGCAATAGCAGGAACGCCTGCAAGCGCCGCTTCTGCCTGTTCAGCGGCGCTTTGGGCTTCTGCTACAGCCGCGTTAAGCGCCTCATTCGCAATCGACATTCCAGGGGCAAGAGCGCCGCCTTCAATCAGAACAGAAACAACATCGCCATTGATGTTAAAGTTGACAGTCTCGCTCATCGCGTAACCCCCTCTTGAACGATAAACGGCCCGCCAACCAATCGGCTTTCAAAGCCAGTCCCATCAGTTACGATCACATCGTAGGTCAAAGCGACAGGATCGCTGACGGGATCAGCGACGGGCAGAAGCGCAAGGTCAGCCTTCTTCACAGTCAGGACGAGACTGGAGCCATACACCTCAAACTTTGAGCCGTTGATCGTCGCAACCATGTTGACCGTCAGCAGCGCAGGATCGGGCGCGCCTTCATATTCGCGGACTTGCATTTTCGCCGTGAAGGTCGAGAACGTATAGCCCGAGCTAGGGGTATAGGTGACGCGCAAATCTTCATTGCGGGAAACCTCGATTTTAGTTCCGCAGCAAGCCATGCTAACATGCCCCCATGAAAGTCATCGTATTCCTGTTTCTCATTGCATCACCCTTTGCAGGGCCGCGCTGGGGGCCTGCGTTGATGGTTGGGCTTGCGGGGCTGTTGGTGTATCTGTCGGAGCGCGACCGATTACGTGCTGAGCGGCAGCTTCGTAATATGGAATTAGAGCGGGGTTCTCCTGAGCCTGTTGCGCCAACTGACGAACAATCTCGTTGGCTGCGCGAGAGTCAGTTGCTCGATACAAGGCGTTCAGGAAAGCTATACCGGGTCGTGAATACACCACGGCTCCCGCAGCAATAAGACCCGCCAAGGTCGGGTTAATGGCCGCTACCGCTCCCGTTCCTAGCGCTCCAGCCGATGCCGCCAAAACAGTCTTTTGGGCTGTGCCGGAGTCAGGAACAGTGGAAGGCAGGACGGTGCGAGCATCCGTCGCCAAGCCCTGAAGCAAGGCGCGCTCATTCGCAATCTGCGAATTGCTCGACATGTTGGCGACTGTCTGAGATAGTTCGCCAGGCGTAGGCGTTCCCTCACGCGAAAACCCGGCCGAACCCGTAACTGCGCGCTCAATCCGCTTGTAGTTGGCCCATCCGCGATTAAGGTTGGTGATTTCGTCAGCAGCAGCAGGATATTGGCGAGCGATAAGATCGCGAACCACGTCCCGCGACTCATCAATCATTTCCGCCAAGTCGTTGTCAGCAAGCGTCGATGTTGGACGCGAAGCGCGTTCCGATTGTTGGCGAAGCGCCGTCTCAATGCGCTTGAAGTTCGGGCCAGACAAAGTCCCAGTTGCGTCAATCTCGCCGTAGACCTTGTCTCGCAAAATACGCTCAAGGCGACCCAAATTCGAGTCGTCAAGAACCGTTCCGGCGCGAGCCATTAGGCCGCTGAAGTCCTGCGTAAACTGAGGATCGACGCGAGCGGTGATGCCGCTGGTCACTTGGTCATAACGATCACCAAGAACCTTACTGACACGCTGTGCAACTTGATAACCGGTGCGAGCGTCTTTCGGCAATGTCTCGCCAATAGGCGCAAGGGCCTCGTTTCCCGCCGCGCGGACGACTTGCTGATTCTGGCGATTTCGGACGCCAGCCATGAGCGGATTAAACCCGCCCGCAACGTCCTCAAGGTTGCGGACAAACTGACCGACAACCGGTGTTTCCGCTACCATCTGTCCCGGCGTCAGGTCAACGCCAGCACGAGACAGACGACGTGCAGCCCCGCCGCCTTGACCAGCGATCCGGCTGGAGACAGCATCAAGAGCGCGCTGACCGATCACGCCGGTTCCCGCGCCGATCAGACCGCTTGTAGCCGCGTCGGGAAGGCGCTCGACAAGGTTGCCTTGGCTATTGCCGATGCCAGACGCAACGCCTACGCCAGTGCCTACACCAGCCGCACGGCCTAGACGTGCCGCACCCTGCGCGTTCTCAATGAAGCGTCCGGCCTGACCGATGCCGGGAGTAAACAGCCCCCCAGCGACTTGCAAGCCAAAGTTTTGAAGTGGGTTCTCAGCGGCGAACCGCGCCTGTGCGTCGCGCTCGCTATCACGTGCAGCCTGCGCAGCCATTGCGGCGCTGTATTCGATAGGCTGACCCGAGACGTTGCGGCCTGCGTTCTCCAACCCCTGCAAAGCGCCCTGAGCAGTCGCGTTGATGTCCGTCAGAAAACCAAGCGTTCCACCAAGGCCAAACGCCCGCAACTGATCCGGCACGTTCGCAGAGCCGCGCTGTGCGTCGGCCATAGCCGCTTGATATTGCGGATCAGCTTGACGTTCGACGCGGGCCTGACGGTCGGCTTGTGAACGGCGCTGATTGGCTTCGTATTCCGCAATCTGATCTGGCGTGGCATCCTGATAAGTGCCGGTCGCAGCGTCATAAATCTGCGTTTTGCCGCCAAGGATGCGGATGCCTGGCGTGTCAATCGTGACTTCCATCGCCTGCTGCATCGGTTGCCACTGACCGTCGATCAGTTGCAGCTTTTCGCCCGTTTGCGGGTTAGTGGCGGTCTGGATGGCGGGTTGCTTGGCGGGCATGGCTGCGGACTGACTAACAGGCGCAACATCTCCGCCTGACCACCGCCCCAAGACCTCATCGGCGTAGCGCTGCGTCTTCGGCCCCCACAGCGAGCGATCCGGGCCGCCATGATAATACATCAGGGCGTCGCGCGCGTTTCCGGTCTTCTGGAAGCCCTCTTCCAAATAGGCACGGCCCAACTGATCCTGATAGGCTGCGGCCTCTGGTGTCGTTCCGGTCAGCAAGTCTTCACGGTAAGCGATGCCAAGATTTTGAGCGATACCACGGGCGGTCGAAGGCAACACTTGGGTGCGACCCAATGCCTGACCGTATTGGGTCATGGGACCGCGCACACCGGCACGACCGCCAGACTCTTGGGCGACAAGGGAGCCAAAGATTTCATCCGCCGAAGACGGCATGGGGCCGCTATAACGGGGGGCGGCTTGACGCTGTTGGCGCGGCATAGCCTGACCACCGCCCAGCGGAACCCACTGACCGCCACGCAGGACGACGCGCTCGCCGGTCTGAGGATTGGTTGCGGTTTGACCTTCAGCCATTAGCGATCCAACTCAAAGCCAGGAGGAAGAGGCGGGACGCTTCCGCCAGCAGAACCAGAACGACCGGCCATGCGGCGCTGAACGCCGCGTTGAATGGCTTCCGCTGTCTGGCCTTGAAGGTCGATATACCTTTGAAGCGCAGCCGTTACGACACGTTCGTCCTTGACGCCGCTAAGGATTGTATCAAGCTCTCGGATAGCGTCTTGGTCAGTCTGGACGCCAGTATTCGCAGCAAGTGCAGCATTACGTGCAGCCTTCGCCCAAGCCAGAAGTGCGTCATAGTTGAGAGAGTTAGTGTCGGACTGCCCAATGGCGTTTCGCGCGCCACTGATCGCATTCGTGAGCGGCCCCAAATTCAGTTGGCCCGTCGCGATTTGCTGCTGAATCTGACGCGCACGATTGACGCTGGATGTCAAACGAGTGACGTTTACGTCAGCCTCGTCGATGGCTTTCTGGTCGGACGCGCTCAACGGTCGCTCTTGCGTAGAGCCAACGCGATTAATGATGTTCCCAGCCGCATCGAACGCCAAAGCCTCACCACCAGGTGCGACGTTCTGGATGTCGGGACGCTGAACGCCTTGAGCAATAGTCCGCCCCGTATAGGGGTCAACCAGCGTAGCATCCTGCGCCACGCTAACCGGATTGGTCGCATTGATGCGGGCCGTCTGCTCTTGATAAGAGGGCGCGCGAGGCTCGCTGTATGTGGTTTGACGGGTTACGGGATCGGTTAGGCGGACACGATCACCAAACTCGCCAACGCTCGGTGCGCCAACCATGCGGCCATTGCCAATGACCGATTGAATTCCACCAGCGCCAATGACTTGCGGCGCATACTGTTGCGCGACGTTCTTTTGCCAATCCTCGCCACCAAGTCCGAGGAACAGGGCTTGTTCGCGGGGGTCGGTGATTGCGCCTAGGGCCGCCTGAATACGCGCCTGCTGTTGAGGCTGCAACGCCTGAGCCTGCAAACGCGCGCGCTCGGCGTCCAGACCCTCGCTGACCGTCTGACCACCCAACACACGGTCCAGCACACGCCAGCCGCTCACGCGGTCGCGCTGTGGCGTCGCAGGGGCTTGCTGTTGCACAGGCATCTGACCAGAGCGATCAGCCGCGAAGTATTGACCGCCAGCGCCTTCGACATACCCATTAGGCGCGCGCTGGAACATCATTTCGTCCAGCGGATCGGCTTGAATCGGGAACGGCAACAGCGAGTTCTGACGGCGCTGCGCGCCCATAAGGCCAATCACAGCAGATGGTGCGAGCAGACTATTGACCATCACTTACCCCCATAAGTGAAGTTGGCCCCAAAGTTCATGCCGCTTCCCTTCGTCACGCCGCTCGATGTGCCGTTGCTCGTCGTGGTTCCCCAGTTCCCTAGCAGTCCCAAACCCGACAAATACGATTGCAAGGCGTTCAGGTCGTAAGCGCTCGATGCGCCACGCTCCTGCATGGCAGCTTGCAGCGCTGTGTTATAGCCTTGCGCAGCGGCGTTGGCTTCGGCATCGGCATAAGCGCGCGCTGTTTCCCCTCGAAGCAAGCCCCAACCCGAACCCCCAAACGCTCCTGCCGCTGCGGCCTGTGCGTCGTTATTGTTTGCCGCAATCGAACCAGAACGCCGGATTTGGGCGTTGATCGTGTCCTGCATGGGGTTCAGGTAATTAGCGACATCCGCCTGTCCCGTCGTGCCGTAGTTTCCGATCAGGCCAAGAGAGCGGTCCAGACCACCCTGAACCATGCCCATATATTCGGCATTCGGCGTAAACGTCGAAGTGCTGCTTTGGGTCTGATTTTGGGTCTGTTTTTGCTTGCTGCCACCCAGTGAGAAACTCATTAGTGCAAGTCCTTCGCGCAAATCGAGGCGGCAGGGGTAAATCCGTGCCTACTCATTACCCTATCCCAACCAATTCTACCAGCCGTAGTTAAGCGATTGCACCCTTGCGCGCGCGCAAAGGCCTCTGCTTTCGGGAGCATGGTTTCTGTTATCTCCCGCAAGTCGCCGCCGCAGAGCCACAGATGTAGCACCTTGGCTTTTGGGAACGACACAATCTCGGTTACGGCGGCTGACTTTTCACCTAGCCAAAGCTGCGCCTCGCCGTCTTCCACCATGCGCTCCACGTCCTCAATATCGTGTGTCGCCTGATAAGCCAGGGCGCGCTTGATGTGATCCTGCCACTTCAAGGCGTGACCTCATCAAAAACAAACACCCCGCCGTCCAGCGTCACGCGGTAGGGCTTGCCGTCCGCAACGTCGATAAACACCAGCGAGCTAATCGGAGATGTGGTTTTCACGTTTCGCAAATCTTCTTGCAAGACTTGTGCGCGAAACTGGGCTTCGTTGGTATAATCATACGCAAACGACGGATTTACAGGCGTCATCGCTTGCCTCCTGGCTGCACTTCAAAGCGGAAGTTGCCGATGCGAAAATCAGCGTTTGGCTCGCTGATGTATTCGATTTCCATCTGACGGGCCGTCGCCCGCATATCGGCAGGCGAGGTTGCGTCGTAGGGGCCAAAAACAAGATCGGGCGTGTTCGGCCATGCGCGACCGTAGAACTTCACATCCACAGAACCGGCGTTTCGCTCGTCAGGAATGAAGCGCTTAAGCAGAACAACCCGGTCACCCGTCCCGATTTCCATTGGTCCGGTGCGCACAGTTGACGCTCTGTTGTCGCGGAAATCTCCGACCTCATGGTCGTAAACTGTGCCTGTCGGGCTGACCATGATGGGGTATTGAAAAGCCCCGTTCGACCCTGTTCCAGCGGTGCGTGACAGACGGTGCGTCATCCATGTGCCCTCAAGGTAGTTGAAGACCACGGCAGAGTCACATTCAAGCGAGCCTTGGGACGGATAGAACCACCAGACCTCATTGGAGTCGGCAACCAGAACAACCGAGACTTTTGCGTTCTGTTGCTGATTGAAGTCCGAGAATACGGCATCTTGGATGTCGCAGGGCAACGGCTGGACAAAGCCGTTATATTGGAAAAAGCCATTACGGCCCATCCAATAGGCCGAAGTTTGCGTCACGGCGACGCATTGACGGCTAATCACGCCACAGCCCGACCCAACACGGTCAAATGTATAAACGAACGGCGGACCTACATAGGTCGCCCTGAACGCGCCCTCGTCTGTCAGGATGAGGTTTGCGCCAGCGACGCGCTTGCCGCACATTAGCTCGCCCTGCGTCTGTATAAGTTGGTCACGCGCTTGGTTCGTCGCGGTAGGCGTCCAATCTGTGATGTTCTGAAGCCCCGACCAACGCATCAGACGAGGATTGCCATCCGCAGCGAAGGCCATAAGTATGCCCTCTGCGGTCGTAAGCACGGCTCGCGCAGAAGGAGCCTCGGTGACTTCCAGAGCCTCTGGGTCGCCGGGTTCCCACTGATAAATAATCTCTTCGGAATCCATGACCCCGACAAGGTTTTCTCCGAACGTATCTAGCGACCAGACAGAAGCCGGAAGAACATTTGTCGCGTCAGCCGTGGGCGCGCCGTATATACCCAAGCCATAAGGCCCCGACCCATATCCGCCGCCCGACACGCTATTGACGCGGCCTGGCGTCAGCCCCGCTGGCGTGATGTCTGACACAGCACCACCACGCGTGATCGCGTAAAGATTGGTATGCGTCCCAACGCCGATCCAGCTTTGGTTGTTGTTGTCTGACCATGTGATGACGGCACGAGACACGCCCGACAGCAACATATCGGCACGATTCCGCCATCCGCCGATAGGTCGTAAAGCCCCGCCTTCCCACCGAACAAGATCGGAGGTCCGGTAGTATCCCTTGCTCTGGTATTTCGTCCCTGCCGCCCTTAGACCAGGCGGCGGCGTGATGTCGATATATGCCATGTCAGACGACGTAAACGATCACACTCAGGAATTCAGGGTCGAAGAAATCAGAGGATGGTGAATTGTAAACCGTGCGCGTCAACTCGACGGTAAAGCCAGAAGCCGTCTTGCTCTTGATGGCAGGCAAAGAGCTGCGATAGAGAATGGTTTCTACCGGCACATCAACGATATAGTTAGCGTCAGCCATGACGGGCGAAAGCGTCACGTTGTATTGTCCCACGCCAGTGCGCGATACAGAAACACCCCGTGCATTGACCGTTGCGCCTGTCGTGCCGTTAAAACGACCAATCGCGCGCGCGCCAGGATAGCCCCATCCGCCAGACGCCATGAGGGCCTTACCCGATGCGCCATCACCAGCAGCGGGCGCGGGGACCATGCCCTTGACGCCGCCCGAACCGGCATCACCCGTAAAATTGGTGATCGCATCCCTGACTTGAGCCGTGGTCAGTTGCGTCATGGGGCCAGAGCCGGATGCGACGCGACCTAGAATCGTGTTTTGCGCTCCAGAGGTCAGCGTGTCCCATGCTTGGTGCGCGTCGTTGTTCTCGCCGCCCCATGTATCAGCCGAAGCCCCTACAGTCGGCAGAGGGACATTGTGATTGGTCGTGTTAGGCATCGAAACCCCCTGTGCGAATATCAAAGCCGCGACGGCTTGCCATGAGCGACGCCTCGTCCGCGCGAACATGAGTGTTGGTCTGGACGCGGGGCGTATGCGCGTTTGCCGCCTCAATAGCCGAATAGAACGGTGTAGCCCAATCCCAATCACCATCAATCAGCCAGGCCTTGCCCCACTTGAGCGCGCCACAAAGGTAAATGTCGGGGTGGTTCTTGAGCAGCCAATTACAAGCACACGTCTTGGACAGCGGCTCAAACGGATCGACAAAAACCATTTCGCCCGTCGTCGGTCCGGCAGGATAAAAATAAATGCTGTCGTTCTGGATCGTGTAGAAACGCGCGACGCCATCGTTAGGCGACGACAGAGCGGAGAACTGTTCCGGCGACACATAGTCCAGGTCACGCGTATTGCCTTCCATGACCCTCACGGCTTTAACTTGTCCAGCGCCGCAGGGAATGGACGATTGACCATTGGCGAGCGTGAACGGGCGCGTTGCATTCGTCTGACGCGTTCTCAGCAGACGACGGGCTTCCGACTCTGCCAGCGCAATGAAGGAGGGGATGCGCTCAACGACATCGGCGCGATCCCACAGGAACGACTTAATTTCAGCCTGTAGCTGGGTGTAATTCTCAAACGGCATCGGGGCGAACCTTTGGTGGGCGTCCACGACGCGACTTATCGGGAGTCAAAGCCCCACCAAACGAGCGATCACCATCGGGATCAAACTTCGTCGGATCAGGAACTTTAAACGGCGACGGACGATCCATCCAGCCATGCGGAATCTCTTCGCCCTCCGCAAAGAGGCGCATTTCGTCGCCTTGATACATAAACATCGGATGGGGGGCGATCATGGTAGCTCCATAAGATGAAGGGGGCCGAAGCCCCCAACACCCTAGCACATCAGGTCTTACGCGTCAGTCCCAGCGCGGTCAGCGCATCGACAATCTGCGCGGCGGTAGCGCCTGCTGCCAGCACTTGCTGAGCAATCGGAACAGCGCCGTAGAATCCGATCTTGTCGTCCGGGGCTTGGCCTAGAGCCGAGCCATCCGGGCCTTTATCGGAAAGTTGGTGAACACCCATGTCAGTTACTCCTTAGGTTTGCGGACGCGACAGAGCCTTAACGGCCCAATCTTCGTACAGAACGGCATAGCCCGGCAGAATATCCAGACGAGTCACCCATTCATCGTTGATGATGTCGAACTGACGCAGAGCGCGCATCGACACGCCATCCATGCTCTCGCGAGCCTTCCAGTCCACGTCGTTCGGCATATCCAGATCGACAGTCACCAGGGTGAAGGCGTCGCGCTGGAAGAACAGGCCTTGGTCGTAGTTGTTGGAGGCCGTGGTCAGGATGTTGATCGGGGCGTTATCGGCCGGGGCGTTCGACACGTTCTGCTTAGCGCCGGTCGTGACAATCGCCGGGGCGATGGTCAGTTGAGTGGCGTTCGTCGCATTGGTGGCGATAACCGTGAACTGACGCAGCTTGCCGTTCGACGCCTTGGTTTCCGGGTTGACCTCAAACACGCCCGCCATCGTGAAGATGGAGCCGGGAGCGATTTGGCCGGTGCCGGTGTCCACGATCAGAGTCATGGTCTGGCCGGGCAGGTTCTGGTTCGACGCAGCTTGGTTAGCGCCGTTGACCAGATAGCCGGTGCCAGCGCCAGCGAAGAAGCGCGGAGCCGTGGTGGATTCGAACCAGTCGAAGCCAGCAGCGCGACCCATATAGCCTTCGCGATACTGACGGCCGATTTCGGTCTGGTTGTTAAACAGCGTCGAGGTGCCGTTAACGACATCCACGTTTTGCTGCGTATTGACCAGAGCGTAACGGTCGCTGGACGGAGCCAGGTGGTTCGACAGGATCGCACGGGCGTTCAGGGCGTCTGACAGTTGCAGAGCGCCAGCGTTGACCACCGCGTTAGGAACACGCGGCAGGGCATAGGCCAGAAAGTCCGTTTCCAGCGCAGCCGTCAGGCGGCTAACGGCGGGACGGATGTAACGGGCCGAGAAGTCGTCCAGCGTCAGCGCAAGCTCACGGGAATCGAACTTCATGTCCACGCCAATGGGCTGCTGGATGGTCAGCGGGATCGTCTCTTCGTTCACGTCCTGAACTTGAGCGACCCGACCGCGCCGAATGTTGAATTGGTTCGGCTTGCGAATGTTGAGGGTTTCACCGATCTTCGCTCCGGTGCGCGCAAAACGGTCATTATAAGACCGGTTAACATTACCCAGGAAGGTCGATTCATTGTGCAGGATGCGCAAGGCTTCCCGCGTAATGACGGTGGGGGAGAGTAGCGTATTAGCCAATTTCAGGCCTCCTTATGCTGGCGTCAGGGACGTCCCTTAGCAGCGAGTTCACGATTGCGCCGTGCCGCCCATTCCGTCGCAGAGAGCTTGTCGTGAAGCCCTCCCTTGGGTGCCGCACCGCCTTTCACTGTATTGGCGGGAACGGTTTTTTGAGCCTGCTCAGCACGTTTTGCGGTTTGTGCTTTTTGTTGGGATTGCCGGGCCTGATAGAGTGCGTGGACCATTTTGACGACTTTGGGATTCATGAACGCATCGCTGTCTTCGTCAGCGGTGGCTCCGAATTCCTTGGCGGCAAACTCGACCAGCTTGTTCCCCAATTCCGGCCCCCAACCGGGGATGTCTCGCGCCAGGATAGCTTGGCCTTGTTCAATTCGCTTGGTCTGGATTTCAGACTGCGCCTTGAGGACTTCGTCTTTCTTGGCCTTCGAGGTATTCTCTGCCTCCGCGAGTTTTTGCGGGAGCGTTGTCATTTCGCGAACGATTCTGTCGTATTGGTCAGGCTGGTTGGCCCTAATCCAATTCCACTCTTGATCCGTCAGGGCCTGAATGGCCTCCATACGGTCGCGAATGGATCGAACCTCAATCGCTGCATTCAGGCTTTCCTCAGAAGCTGCATCAAAAGCCTGCACTTTTTGCTCAAAGCGCCGAACGTCCTCCGCGTGAACTTGGGTCTTCCGGCTATAGTCGTCATGCCTAAGCAAGTCGGCCTTCAGGTCTTTGTGGACCTTATAGCGTTTGTCCCCGCGCTCTACTTCTTCGTACTCGTCGTCTTCGCCGTCGCTAGGACTGCCTTCGCCTTCGGAGTCTTCGTCTCCCTCGGTCGAGGCTTGGTCATCGACACCGTCATTTTCATCCTGATCGGTTTCGACTCCAGGCGCGGATTGATCTTCGAAGACATCAATCACATCGTCTTGGTTGGTCGCGTCAGTCATAGTATGCCTTTATATCGACATTGTGGGGCAAAATAAACCCCATTTGGCCGGAATGGCCTCATGCAAATGTCCTTGGAGCGTTCCTCGGTTGCATCGCATCTAGTTCGACCTTCAGTCGGTCGGTTTGGGCCTTGTAGGCATCAAGAGCCAGCTTCTCGCGCTCCAGCGCGGCGTTCTCTTGGGCCTCCTGTGCCTTGATGGCTTGTTCGGCGGCTTTCGCCTGCATTTCAGGATCAGGCTGTTGCGCCTGCTGAGCAGCCATTTCGTTGCGCTTCTCGATTTCAGCCATGATCTTGTCCACGCCAGGCGCGTCGAACGACTTGATGAGAAGCGGGCCTAGAAGATCGGCATATTGAGGCGCGGCGCGTATAAGTTCGGTCAGCAACGCATTGAACTCTTCGCGCTGCGTCGTGAACGATGGGCCGGTATCCACCGCAACGTCATATTTGCCGACACCGAGCGCGTAGATTTGCCCAACCTCTTGCTGGGTCCGCATGGCTTCCTGTTGGGCCGCCATCGCTTCTTCCGGCGAACCGACGCGCACCGTTTCAGCCTCGCCTTCCGGGTTCAGAATGCGAATGACACGCGACACCGAGTAGAAGTGCGGAATCAGGTCGATCAGGATACGTCCCGCGTGACGGATCGCCCGCGCAAGGTTGTCGATATAGTGGAAGGTCGAAACATCGCCCTCACGTTGACGCGCCAGGATCGCCCGCCCGCTTGTCTCATTCGACCGTGCGCCAAGCGAGGCGTCGTGAATGCCTGTAATGCTCTTGATGTCATCCGTCGCGTTCAGTGACTCTTGCAACGCGCCAGCAGGAACACCCGAGAAGGGCTGACGCTGGGGCGGCACGTTCCCCTTATACGACAGATAGGCCCACGACTCGCTGTTAGCGGTTTCCCACTTCTCGGCATCCTCGCCTTGGAAGGCTTGCTCAGGCCCCACCCACGGCGCTTTAGGCGCAAGAGCCACAAGCTCTGTCGTAGTCGAGCGCCAATAGTTCTTCATCCGTTGCGCGTCTTTAGCCGCGCGGATCGCGCCGGAAAACCAACGCTTGCCGTCAGCAACAAAATCTTCCCCGTAAACCGGCACAATAGGGATGTATTTACCAGGCCAATCGACGGTTTCGAGGATTTCCTTGCCGTTCATGATGTATTGCGTGACTTTGTGCGACTTGATCGTTCGCACGGCCATCACCAACACAGGCTCTTGCAGCCATCCGACCTGTTGCCCCGTCATCGGGTCCAGTTGAGGAAGCCCTTCGCTATAAACCGACTGCAATTCAGGCATCTCGTCAGCCTGAACCACTTCGCCCGTCGAAAGCATGACGGCGTAGGATTCGACTTCCTTGCGGCACCAATACTCCGCGATGGTCGCCCGCTCGCCATCGTACCAATCGTTCTGAAGCGAAGCCAGGGCGTCCCACGACACCACGTCCTTGCCTTTGAACCGCTTCTCGTATTCGTCTTCACTGATCGTATCGAGAACGAACGCGTGGTTCCAATCCGACGAGTCCGCAGCGGTCGAATACGGATCGCCATAGACCGTCATCGGGTCGCTGATGCGCTCGATAATCAAATCCTGGTCGAATGTGTCGTCCGACGCATATTGCGCGTTGATGCGGAAATAGCCGCGACCCGAAGTGACGGCGTAGTCAATCGCCGTGTCGTAGGCGACATCGGCATTGGACGAGTATTCGATGTTGCGGATCAGCCCGCCAAGGATTTCGGCGGTTTTGGGATCGGCCTTGCTGTCAACCGGCTTGACCTTGATAGACGGCTTGTTCAGGCGGCTGTCGTTGACCACCTGGCGCACGACAGAGCCAAGCTGGTCAATCGTCAGGCAAGGACGGCCTTCGATCTCACGCTGACGACGCACCGGCTCAGGCCATTGCTCACGCAACTTGACGAACCGAATATCCTCATCGGCAAGCGAGCGATTCTCGCTGTCCGACGACACGCACAGGTCAAATAGCTCTAGCGCGTCCTCGTGAATGTCGGCTTTGGATTCTTTTTTCTCAGCCATTACGGCTCCAGAGCGATTGCGTGGACGACCGTTGCGCCAGGTTGCGACGGGAGAGACAGAATCGTTAGGCCGATCAGGGCGACCGTGGAGCGGTTAGTGCGGGTCACACGCAGGGTCGCGCCGGTAGCGGTCGGCGTCCCCTCGACTTGCACGTTGATCACGTCCGTGACGCCAGTTGCCGTCTCTGCGATGGCTGAAATGATGGGCGTAACGCCATTAGTGAACGGAGGGTTAAATGTCCAACTAATCAGACCGTCCGCAGCACTCGTAGCGCGCATTTTGCGGGCTTTAGAGGCGTGAGTATGGTTCGCCAGCGCATAGACCATCGGCTGAGTGCCAACGGCGCTAGAATCAGCAACAGACGGCGGGGCGCTTGTCGCAGCAGCAGGAATGTCCGCCTTACTTGCGAAGTCGCCCGAGTAAACACTATCACCCATCAGACGTAATCGATCCCGATGAATGCCGTGGCGCTGATCGTCTTGGTGAAGGGGCCAGTTGTGGAGAATACGCCAGTGATGCCCGTCCCGAAGCGGCGCGGAATATCCCAATGAACACCAAGGGACGCGTTAGCGGCAATCACATAAACCTTGAACGGGGTGACCGTGCCGTCAGCCGGAACGGTCGTGCTGTTGAACAGCATGAAATATCCAGCAGAAGCGCCCGAAACGACGTTGAAGCCGTAGCAGTTACCGGCGCTCGCCTTGGCGACAAGTGAACCAGCCGCCGTAGCGGTCTGCGTCGATGTGGGAGCGCTGGTTGTCAGACTGTTAGGAGTCGCTGACGTAGGAAAGGGGTTGGTGGCGCTTGCAACGGCCGTCGAAGTCACGCCCGCAGTCGTCGTGGGGAACGGGTTAGCGTTGCTGGCAGACGAAGTGCCATTGCCTCCAGCAACCTTAGTCGATCCATCGCCCGTCGCGGCAGGGGCGGTCGTGGGAGCCCCCGTCGCATCCACCAGCCTGACAGGCTGATATGCCTGAACCGGCGTGTTATCGCCTACCGACTTACCCGCAACGCTCATGGCATGAAACTCCCGTTTAGGAGCATATAACACGCACGATTTTTGCGCGCTACCCCATCCATGACCGTGTGCGAGCGCCAGAAGATGCTTTTTTGCGCTCTATTGGCTCTTCGTAATGAACCGCCATCAAGCCAAAGCTATCCGCGCCGTGCGATGACCAATCGTGAACAGGGCCGCGACCAATCCCACGCTCATCGTCCCAATTCTCATGATAGGCGGCGAGCGCCTTGCGTCCTGGCTCAGTCGGCTTGTCGTCAAACCATATCTTTCCAAAGATGCGCCGGGACGCCTCAATCCGCATATTCGCAGCTCCAGCGCCTTGGTTCGGCACGACTTCGACGTTAAATCCTGCTTCAGTCAGCGCGCTTTCGTAGGTGACTGTATAGACGGCATCGTGCTTAACCCCGTCGTGCGGCAGGACACACAGAGCGTTCTCATAGCCCTTATCGCGCAGCCAGTTGACATGTGCAGCGAGAGGCTGGCCTACGGACTCGTAATAGTCCAGCACATTGATCTTTTGCCCGATGAATTGAGCGATCCAAATTGTGCAAGCGTCGGCCTTGGCGCTTGTCCCGCCGATGTCCCAATAGGCGCGATACGTCATTAGCGGATCATGCGGAACATCCGTAATTCGGCCATCAACGCGAGCTTTGGTTAGGTCGCGGGTATAGTACGATCCTTTGAACACGGTCTTGAACGCGCCTTCCCATATGTGATCGTAGTTGTCAGGATCATTCTCTTTCGAACGCAGGCGGTCGCGGTCCATCTTGGATGTGAACCACGGATTGTCAGGCCAGTTGATCTCGACGCCTTTGATGAGCGGGTCATCCGATAGACGAAGGTTCTTGTGAACCCAGCTACGATCCGTCTCGGGGTTCCAGATAGCCCATAGCTCCGATCCTTCCTCGCGGATCGTCGGAATCAGCTTCTCCCACGCATCGGCCTGGATGTATTCGGCCTCTTCCGCCAGACAGAGCAGGATTTTGGACTTCGACTTAATGCTTGACAGGTTGACGCTTGTGCCGCTGAAAATGCACTTGATGCGCCCTGATCGCGTCCTGACGAATTTTTCCCCGACCTCATAGACCGATGACAGCCACGGATCGCTAAGGATCGCGTTCTTGAGGTCTTGCAGGCTGGAATCGTCCAGGCTGTTCATGAACTCACGGATGAACAGCAGGACGCCTGTCTTGCCCTCTGCGTCCGCTATAGCGCCACGCACGGCGGCCATTTTCGTGAAGGCCCATGACTTCCCGCCGCCACGACCACCGAACGCATATCTTACGTCAGCAGGGCCGGTGAAGACGGGGATAAGGATCGGCGGGATGTCCTTAGCGCCGACAGGACATAGCCCGCGTCTGTGTAACTCGATCTTGGCAGCTACGATGTCAGCGGCGGTGAAGTTCACGCAACCTCGGCAGGCTTTTCGTAGGCTTTCAATGCACGGTAAATCTGGTTGATCGATGCGCTATCGAGCGCCGAAAGACCGCTTCGGTCCCAATCCCAGCACTCGTTCCATTGATTACCCGTAAACCGGGCTAGGCCTATTTTGGTAATTGCGGCGGCGACCTCTTGGCTCGGGAAACCATGACCACAAATGGCGTCGATTGCGTCGTTCTTTTGCATCGTCTCTCTCTCCATCAATTACCCACCATAACGCAAAAGACCCGCCACACTCAAGTGACGGGCCAATCGCGGCAATACGCGCCGGTTACTTCTTGTCTTCGTCCTTGCGGGCCTTCTCGGCTTGCTTACGGACTTCCTCATCGTATTCGACATCCTTGGGGTCGTAGGTCAGGATCGACGGATCGACGGGATTGGACTTCATGACGACGCCAGAAGCCTGGTTCGTCTCCCGGCGCAGACCCTTGGGATTTACCGCCTCATCGTGCTTGTCAACGATTTCCTTGGCGTCTTCATAGGTGGGTTCTTTAGACATGGCCATGTCTCCGAATGGGTGGAGACGGGGTAACGCGTTGCTGGCCTGTCGGTTGCGCCCCAAACGCAAGAAACCCCACCAGCGGATGGAGAGAACGCTGGTGGAGTTATCGAGCGGGCATCCCCGGCAGTGGCGAGCCACCTCAGTTCGGCTAGAACCATGACCATAAAACACGAAACCCGCCCCAGGCGCAAGGCCAAAGGGCGGGCTGTGTGCGAGGCCGGGCGCTAATCCGGCTGTCCCATTCACCCGCCCCCTGACTCTGCGGTAGGCATGGGACTGCCTGTCAGGAGGGTTTCTGCGTGTCTGCTTTCCACGCCGCTCGCACCCACACCATACAAAAACCCCGCCAACATCGCAAGGACATTGGCGGGCTTGAATTTCTGCCGACATGATGGGATTGCACCATCACCGCATCATCGTGACTTGGCCTAGGAACCCCGTCATCTCGATGTAGCAGGCCCAACTAGGGAGCGGCTCAATATCCGTTGACTACAACACCCCCGCCCTCTGCGCAACCCACAACGCGGCGAGGAGGACGACGACGGCCTGGATCAGCCGCTTAATGCGCACGTCACCTATGGGGATCAGGTCGATGGCGTAGATGACGAGCGCCAGGACGACGAGGGCGATCAGGAGGGTGACGAGGAGCGTCATTAAATCTGCGTCCCGCTGGCACCGACACCAAGGCCGCTATCGCCCTCGGCTCCACACGGAACGCCTTCAACGCATCCAGTTCCGCCGTCTCCAAGAGTCGTTTCGGTAGCTTTCATCGTTACGCATCCTCCGCAGGAGCCATACATTACCACCGGATATGTGGCTCCGCAATTCGCGCATCTTTCAACAGATGACATCACTTCACCTCGTCAACGGGTTTGGGGGCGGTGGGTTCCCGCGTTAGCTCTTGGTCAATCACGATGTCTACAACCTCATGATAGTCCAACTTCATGGCCCATTTTACAAGAATGTAAGCCCACGCTGTTTGCAGCCTCGCCCATGCGGCTCGTGTATGCGGCCAGTCGTAAGCCATCACTCCCCCTCCTTATCGTTCAGGATGGCGTCGATCATATCGGCAAAGCCCTCCGCTGCTGAATAGCCAGGGAAGGGCGAGTTAAGATTGCTTCCGTGATAGATGTTCATGCCTTCATCCCGCACAGCCATCAGCACGGCGCGGGCATGATCGACATAGGCCTGCCAGTCGTCATCGACAGCGGCATCTAGAGCGGCCTCAGCACCCGGCTTACGATAGCGTGGCATGAGCAGATAGTCCGACCGGCAGACAGCCCTAGCCGCGCGTTCAAGGGTCGGGTTGGTCATTGCGTCTCCCCAGCGCAAAACGTCGATATGGCGCGAGAGCCGCCATGCAGGACGCCGATGTTGTAGGCCGCAACCACAACCACCACTAATGCGACGAGAGCCCAACAGGCGAAGAAGACTTTTTCTCGCTCTATCATTTTCCACTCTCCATCATCATGCAAACAGCCCAGCGCACAGCCTCAGACACCGGCATGTTTCCTTTTGCGCTCACGCTTTTAAGCCATGTAGCTTCATCTGGCGCAAACCACACCTCCACCCTCACCTCCCCCGCCTCCCTTCGCCTCTGCCTCTCAGCGCGCTTGTGTAGGGCGTCGGGGGTCATTGGCTCGTCTCCCAAGCTTTCATAGCCTCGGCTTTAGATCGCGCAATACCTTCCCATACCGGCATCTGATATGCGTGAGCGTCACGCATCTCGCCAGCATAGCTAACGTCGGCGCGATAGATAACCTGTCCAGAAGCTGCGCTTTGCAGCCTCCAAACAGTGAAGTGACGGGAATAGTCGTCCATTACTCACCCGCCCAACGGTCAGCGGCACGATTGACCCATTCGTTTGCTTCGTTGGCGGTGATGTCCCCCGATTCAACTAGATCGGCCATTTCGCGTTGCAGGTCGATCAGCATTTGTTGGCGGCGGGCGTCTAGGCGATTCATCATGGTCACGTCGTTCTCTCCATCTGTTATCCAGACACTAGCCCTGACCGGTCAGCGGGTCAAGCGGTTATTTCACCACAGCCCAAATTTCAGCGCGCCCTGAATCGCCTTAGCCGCGCCAGGCGACGGACCATCAGACGCATACCGTTGCGCGGTCTTGGGGGACACGCCAAGCCAACGACCGGCAGCGAGTTGCGACAGGCCGAGGGTGGTTAGGGCGGTGCGGTATTCAGCAGGGGTCATGACAACGCTTCGTCAATCATAGACACGATCTGCATTGCACGGTTCGGCTCAGGCGCGCCGTAGTCACCATCAACAACATCAGCAAAGCCCGCGATGAACTCGCGGGCTGCTTCTAGGGCTTCGTCCTTGTCCATCAATAAATCTCACGCTTAAAGCGATAACCCATCGCGCCCGTATCAGCCCGGTAACGGGCCTCGCGTTCGTCGCAGGCCGAATTTGCCGTTGCATAAGAAGGGAACTCGGCTTTCAAGATTTCTTCGCCATCAAAAAACAAAATGGCCTTGAACGTTTGCTGCGGCATCTGCGCTTCTCCATCCCGGCTAGTGCGTGATTGCCCTGCGCCGTTGATGTGTTGTCTCACAGCACTTGACGGGCGTCAAGTGCATTGTTAGTTTATTTTCGTCAACAAGGAGACACACATGAATTTCCTCAGGCCTGAGACGAAAGCAGATAAAATCATTGCTGCCGTAAAAGAGAATCCCTGCTTAACGGCCCGTCAGTTGGCGGGCAGCCATGGCTGTTCTAAGCAATATGTTCACATCGTTCTTAAGAGCGTTGGACTTACAGCCTCTGAGCCTGTGCGCGTGTGGGGTCCTGATAAAAAAAAGCGCGAGGTTGTTCCTAAGCTAGAAATTCCAGGCGTGATAAACACCGTCAGCACAAGCACGTCTGGATCAATCAGCGAGCTAATGACAGCGGCCGATCTAATGACGCGCGGCTGGAAAGTCTTTTTCCCGCTGTTTCGCGCGCACTCTGATTTGATCGCTCAATCACCTGACGGCGAAGTCCTCAAGCGCATTGAGGTCCGCTCAGGAAGCCGAAAGCCTGATGGATTGCGCTACACTCGCAGGCCGTCCGATAGATGCGAGCATTACGCCGTTGTCGTCGCTGGAGAACCGGTGATTTACATCCCTCCATTGTGAGGGGTGCGGCTAAATTATTTCACCGGGATCGACGCAAGGGCCAAGTTGCGCTCGGCTATCTCTCGCGCGTCTGAGTTAATCCAAACCCTGAATGGCTTTGTTTCGGCATGAACGCGGATTGCGCTAAGAATCACGCACCCCTCAGGCGTTAGGTCAGGCCGAGCAATAAATAACAGGTCAAACGAATGCCCGATCTGCCTCAGCCGATTTCGCCCCCAGCCTATCATAACCCACCGACCCGCCATCACTCCACCTTCTGACTCGCCAGCCACTCCAGCACTTCGGGAGGGGGCGTTATCGGAATAACGATATCGTACCTAATTACGACAAAACCGCCAGCACCTTTCGATACTGGCGGCCTTTGCGGTCTTGACCCATAAAGGCTGCCTGACCCCTCGATCTATGTGTCGAGCCTTCGCGGTGTGCACCCGGCTAGGTCTGGCTCTCATTTTCTACAACAGCAGAGAACTAATGACAACCGTTTAACACAGACTTCAGGCATCCCTTAGTCGTCTCTTCGTCCGCTGAATCGGACAGCGAGACCGCCACCGCGTTCAAGACAGCCGCTACGATCTCTGACGAAACAAAATGCCCCGCGTAAACCGTATCTCCATCAGACGATAGTCCTACCGGTATTTTGGCGACAGCCTGTTGTGCTCTCTCAAAAACATTCATCTCATTTTCCTCCATTGTGATTTTACGCACCGCCCTACTCCCCCGCCACCGGAATGCTCGCCAGGACGTCATCACGCGCTCGTATCTCTAGGATGCGCTTACGTCCCTCTGCTACATCAGCAGCGCGATCCGACGTATCAGGCTTCAAAGCCTTGATTTGATCGGTCGTGTGGAAGCGCCAAGCGTGGCGCATGAAATCGTCTGACAGTTTCATCCTTCGGTCACCTGTGCTGCCGCGATCTCAGCCAACGCCGCGTCGCTCAACTTCACCAACACCGTCTGCGTCAGGCTTCCCTCCACCTTCATCGGCCCGCCGTCTGCGCCGGTGTGTTCCTGCGTGATCTTGTCGCCGTAGCGTTTGGGGGCGAGCTTGGAAAGATACCAGCGGTCAGCGTCGAACGACAAACGTCCTAGAGATGCATCCTTGGCTTCCTTGGCTGCCTCGACCAATGCATCGGCTCGACAGTCAAGCCCGATGTCTCTCGCGCGGGTGTAGTGCGCGGAAAAGCCTTCCTTGTCGTCGATAACCCACTGACGCACAGACGCCTCCGAAGGCATGTCGTCGGGTTCACAAACCTTGCGAAGCGACAATCCTTCGGAAACGCCCTTCAGGATGATATCCGCAACCTCTGGCGTGTATTTGCTGGGACGACCACGCTCAGCCATCACGACACCCGATCAGAACGGCACAGGGTCATCAAGCTTCTCCCCACGCGCTCGCTTCGTTTTGACAGGTTGAACCAGCGCACCGGGAAACGTCTCCTTGATCGACCGAACAATGTCAGGGAAGGCCTCAATGGCGCGAGCCACCTCTTCGAGCGTCCAGACGTTCTTGAGTCGCCCATCCCGAATAACCTTCGACGCATCTGCGTTGGTCTGCACGATAGCGACAAGCGAGCCATCAGACAAGGGCGTCTCCCAAACATCGGGATCAATCGGTTTCTCGCCCGCCTCAGTCGCCTGCTTGTCCAGCGCAGCCCAAGCGCGCTCCATGCCGCCCGTCGCCTTCTCTGCGGCGTCCAGCATATCACGGGTAATGACCTTGGCGTTGTAGCAGGCCAGAAGCGCCTCCCGCATCCGCTCGCCCTGGCGATAGAACTTGGCGCGGGTTTCCGTGCTGACCAGAAGCGGCAGGCGATCCACGCCCCACTTCGACTCCATGCGCTGCGCAATGTGATCCACGCCGTCTATGAACGCCTTAAGGGTCTGGCTGTCTTCATTCATTTTCATCTCTCCGTTTTCCAAAATCCTGACAATCTTGCTTGCGTGCGCGTTACCGAACTTCTCGCCTAAAGATAGAGAGAGGGGGATTTTCAAGTTTGCTTACATACGCGCAAGCAGGATTGTCAGGAAAACACATTAAATCCTGACAATCCTGACGGAAATGGCGTTTACTCGCCATCAACGTCAACTCTTCCCTTTTTGATGATTTTCATCACCTCAGCCTTTCGCCTGGCCTCCTCTGCTCGCCTCTCAGACATCGCTAGGCGAAGGTTTTTAACGACCGTCCAGCCCTTGCCGCCCTCATCTTCTGAAAGCCATCCACCCGCAACTAAAGGCGAAACGCGTTGCCCGATTTCCCACGTTGTAAGGCCGCGCAGAGACCGAACGCCTGCCGTGAAATCCGAAGCCGTGAAGCGCTCTTTATCGCTCGTCAGAATAAAGCTGGCGATCTTGCGTAGAGCCTCCCAATCTCCGCCGTCCGTCGAACTGCGATAAAGCTCCAGTCCGTGCGGAATGCAGAAATCGCGAATGATGCGCTCCGCATCCCTGACCGTGCGCTCCGAAACCGCGTCTAGAACTGCATCAGGATCGCTGATCATGTGGAGCACGAGAGAAAGAGACCCGTGGATGCCCGATAGCTTGCCTGCGAAGCCGCAGAAGCCCTTTCCTAGCCCGTCCATGCCCTCAAGGTCATGAAGGAACCTCTGAAACGCTCCTGAGGCCTCTCTGGCCCCTTCATCCATCTGGAGCTTTGCGGGCATCATGCGCAAAAGCCGGAAGCACAAATCTTTATAAGCCTCAGCAGGAGCTTCGCTCTCGACCTCTCCCGAATAAACGGCGCGGGTCATCATGACGGGAAGAAAGCGCTGAAGAAGGCCGTCAGAGGTTAGGTTTGCCATTTCCGCCAGACGGTCTGGCTGGACGCCGCCTATAAAGGCAACGCACAAATTCTGAACGAATGTCTCCCCCCGTCCAAGTCGGTCAATGGTGCGTGGGCCTCCGTTATACGCACCAAGCCAAAAGCCACGATCAGCAGCAGCCCCTTTGCCGCCGCCGTATTTATCCATAGCGCCAATCCATCCCGACACTTCGTCTTGCTCAACCAGAACACCTCTGTCCTGGCGCGAAAGGATTTCGCCCAGCTTTTCGGACGTAACCTCATTCAGAAGGAAGCGTGTCGGCTTGACCGGCTCCGGTTCATTCTTGTCGCCGTCCGCTTTCCACCTCGCATAGGACGATTGGTAATCCTTTACGCCGACAGATTCCCATGACCGGACGGGGCGAACGCAGGCTGACATTATGGGAGATTTCTTGGACGACGGATCGCCAACCAACATCACCCACAGGCGCGGCTTAACATACCAGTCGCCCGAGCGTTTCATCTTGAGCGCAAACTCTTGGCTCATGCACCCCGACAAGGCGGCTAGTGCCGACATCGCAACTGCCGAACGGTCTCCTCCGGTGCTGACCGAAAGATACTCCACATAATCGCGAAGCACCGGAGGCAAGACTTCCAACGGAAAAGCGGGAACTGCGTAACGCTCCCAAGGATCGAAAATAGATGCGCCCGTCGGTGTGACTGATTCTGTTTCAGTGACAACGGGCGTAATTTCGCCCTCGCTTGACACGACCTCAGCCACAAAAGTCTCAGGCTTTTTTCGCGCCTCCATCACGGCGTTGCGATTTGCCTGAACTTCTTCCGCTTGCGCCTGACCCTCTCCGGTTTCGTAGCTGTAGAGACCGAGTTTCGCCAAGCGTCCGCTGCGCAAGCGTCGCATGGTGTTTTGAACCCGCATCTGAAGTTGCTGTTGCCCTGCGGCGTTGGTCCAACGACCATCGTCGTTTTTGACTTTAAGAGGATCGCTGAACTCTGCAAACGCACTATCAAAAAGCTCTTTAGGCTCGGGGTCCGCGCCGTTCTCTTCTTGGAACTGACGAATGTGGCGCAGCAAAATGTCTCGGAAGTGAGACTCCCGACCATCGGTAACGCGCCCAACCCAATCCTTCTGGATTTCACCACTTTGTCCGGCTTCGCGCGTCACTTCCTGGCGCATAGACAAGGGGGCTTCCTCAAGCGACTTGAGGCGCTCAATGTCTGACGGCTTGGCGTTGTCGCGAACTGTCGTGACGGTTAGCTCCGTGCAATAACCCTTCGCCTGTTTGCGTTCGCCTGGATAGGAGACAGTCCCACCCAGCCGCATGATGCGGGCTGAGTCTTTGACCTTCGCGTCTGCGTTAGTGTGCAGGACAAGAGCGGCGAACGCATGAGCGAAATCGGCCTCATCGTCGCACGGCTCAACCAAACGCGTCCAATGCTGCGACCGCCGTTCAGGCGTAAGACCTGTGGTTACGACAAGCGCGTCTTCACAGACTGTCGCCATGCGAGCGCGTGTCGTGTCATAGTCGCTGTCGATGTCGATAGGGACCGCCGTAGCGACATAAAAATCTTTCGTTTCAGACCGACCCTTACGCTCCGTATCAGGAAGCTTCAGAGCGGCGGCAATATAGACATTCGACCCCGCCAGATTCTTCTGAACGGCAAACTCAACGGCTTTCTCGACCTCATCCAGATCGAACAGCGCAGCGGCGTTGCAATGGCCCTGACCCGCATCGTAGGCGATTTCAAACAGCGCGTCGGCGTAATCGCTCTTGGCTGGCTCAATCAACCATTCAATATGCTTGCGAATGTCCTCAGCGTTCGGAGCACAGGGCCTTTCCGGTAGTCCCGTAATACTGATTTGAATAAGCGTTCCGGCAACACTGGCAGGGACCGCAGCGCCAGACAGAGCAGATTTATAATCTGCGTGTGCGACCGCTTTTGACGTGAACCAGCGCTTTAGGTCGTTCTGCAACCAGCCGCGAGCCTTTGCTGCGCCGATCTCTTCTGAGATGGCCGCAATCGTGCTGGCGTCCAAATGACGCGCTTCGATGTTGTTGTCGGTCATCACAGCCATTCACCGATTTCACGAATTTCTTTAATCGACTTCCGCATGAAACCTGCCGCGAGAAGATCATCATCCGTTTTCGCGCAAAGGTCAGACAGAAGCATATCGTCACCCCATATCCGCTTGGCGGCGTTCCCGGTTCTAACGCTTAGCTCCGCCTCCGCTACTGTAAGCGGAGGCTTGACTTCTGAGGCACGGACAACGACACGCTTCAAACCTAGACCGGCCAAGAGATTTTCAGAGGGTGGACGCGACCCACTCAGCACCTGAGAAAGGTAGGCCTGAGGAAGGCCAATCCTGCGAGCGAGAGCGTTCTGGCTTCCAGCATCTTCGATGGCCTTCTTAAGCGCGTCGATAGGGTCTAAATCTGTCATGCAATATCTCCTGCTAATCAGACACTGACACGGGCTAATATCAAAAGCAATACATTTGGACAAAAAGAAAGGGGTCTCTCGACCCCTTTCCTCCTTAGAACTCTTCCGAACCGCTATCGACCTTCGGAGTTTCCTTGACCGGCTCTGGCTTCGGTTCTTCCTTAGCCGCGCCGCCTTTGCCGCCAAGTTCGGCGGGACGATCAACCCACTTGTCGATTTGGAACACAGGGCTGTAGTTAGTGCTCTTCTTGTCGCCCGAACCCGACGTGACCGAAACGGTCTTGACCAAGGACACGACAGGAAGCTTGCCGGGGTTATCTTTCTTGCCTGCCTCATACTCGGTGTGCAGGGTGTCAATCGGACCCAGCACCACCTTAGCGGTGTGCGAGAAGGTGCGATGTTCTCCACCCGACGACTTGCCAAGCTTAAGCTCCATCAGGAACCCTTGCTTGTGTTTATCCGAAGGCTTCGGAGGCATAGGCTCGCCCAGCTTGACCATGTGGTAAGACGGGGCTGCGGCGGTGTTGTAGAGAATCCAGCCGACCTGAATGTTTTCCAGGTCCATCACGGCGGTGAAGCCGTTGGTTATTTCTTCCTTGTTGGTTTCCCAATCGCCGCCGCTGTTCTGGGTGCGATCTGGGCGGAAGAAGCGACCGGCTCGGGCGTCGTATTGGACGTAGCCGATGAAGTCTTCGCTGCTGGTGGTTTCGGTGCTGAGGCCAAGGGCCATGTTCGTTCTCTCTTTTCATCCACCCGAAAAGCGTCGGGACCGCGCATTACGACCGTTAGTAGCCGTAAATCTCGACTGCGTTCGCCTTTGTCTGAGCGTCCGCAAAATAGAAACTGCTGCTGTCGTGCGGCACGATGGCCGCAAGTTCTCTGGCGTCTTTCGACAGTCCGAGAAAACGCTCCAGGCGCTGGGCCGAAAGCGTTAGCTGCTTGATGGAAGCGTCATATTGCTCCCGCGTCAAGGTGTGCTTCTCGGATTTCTTGTCCGACGCATAGAAAAAGCGAACCCGTTTGTCCATATGCGCGGTCTTGTAGAGCGACGCTTGACGCAAGTGCGTCTCCGACATCGCGCTAGGCACACGCAGCGTCGTCTTGAGGTCCAGAACTTCCTCCGCATACAGCCAGTCCAGATAGCCGATGATCGGGACGCTGACGCCTTCCAGGCGAACCTCAATCTTGTGCTGCGCACCATCGTTCGGACGGATAGGTAAACCATGCTCGCGAACCGCAAGGCCCTGCTGAACCATGCCGGGAATGACCGCGCGCTCTGTGTCGCGCTTGGGATCGCCGGAAAGCGCCGTTAGCCGGTCATAGACGGGCATGGCGACCGCTACGCAATCCTCATGGCTCAATGAGGGGTCAAACAGCCCTGCGCTAATCCCTGCCTCTGCGGCGGTCCCTCTGTGCGCGGCACATCCCATGCCGCCACGCTTACCGAGAAGCTTCTCCATAACCCACAGGCTAGGCGCTGCAATCCAGGTGTTAATTTGTGATGCTGACAGGTGCGTCAGGCCGTGCGTCTCAAAAGCGTTCATTTTCCATTCCTTGAAGCGTAAATAGCCAAAAGCGCAGCCTCTGCCCGCCCGTCGTCCTTAACCCGTGACCAATAGTGCGACCACTGAGGCAGCAAACTCGACGCCTTGGCGCGTGATCCATCCTTAGACGCCGTGACGCCCATCGCCTTCTTCCACACGGCGGGCGTGACGGTATCGAGCGGCACGAAGGTCGCGGCGCTGACGCCAAGCAGGATGCCATAGACCTTACCGAAGGCGAAGACGGACGAAACGCCCTGACCAGGCATTGAACCGACCTGTTCGATCAGGATTGATCCGCCCGCTTCTTTCGTCAGATCGTCCATGATCCGAGCAAGGCCGTGCAGATCGACCTCGCGCTTGGTCTTGCCGTTTCGCTTCAGTTCGTGCGTCGGCACGTCGCGAACGACAAGGCCGTTGGTTTCCGGATCATAGCGAGCAATCGCGCCAGAAAGGCCGGGGTCTATTCCGATGAAATAGGTCATTTGCACTTCTCGCACGTCGGGAGCTTGGAGGGGCGGGTCATGCGAACAGGCCCCTAGACGCCACCTCAGCCTCAACGCGCGCGCAGGCTTTGGCGTAGTAATCAGGATCGCGCTCGATGCAAATCCAGTTGCGCCCGGTGCGTTCGGCGGCGATTGCGGTCGTGCCGGACCCTGCGCAGTTGTCGAGCACCGTCATGCCCTCGTCAGTATAGGTGCGGATCAGGTATTCGAACAGGGCGACGGGCTTTTGGGTGGGGTGCAATTTCGCATTTTTATCGTCTTTGGGAATCTGGATCACGCTGCGTGGGTAGCGTTCGTCACTGGAATAAGTCGTAGGTTTCTGAGAGCCGTAGTTTGAAGACTCATTTGCGCTTCGCTGCTTTATCGTAACCAGCTTGGCGCCTTTAGTCATTTGCGGCCTGTAAGCGCATTGGGAGCGATAAAAAACAAGGATGTTTTCATGGCATTTCATCGGTTGTTTTTTAGCGTTCAAATGCCCCGTGGCTTCTGACTTTTCCCAAATCCATTCGTATTTCAGGTGCTGTAGTTGTGACGCGCCGAGCGCCTTGTCGAACGGACATTGCGTCGTGAGCGCCACGGCCGCGCCGGGCCTGGCGACGCGCCAGTATTGCGCCCAAAGCTGCTCAAACGGAATTACCGCGTCCCACTTGTTCTGCGTCGTCCCATACGGCAGATCGCACAGGATCATATCAACCGATGCGTCTGGAATTTCGGCCATGCGCTCTAGGCAGTCGCCCAACATGAACCGTCCGCGTCCGATGTTCTGGTCCCTCACTTCCCACCCTCCCGGCCGTGGTCCCACCCCGTCGCCAACCGCGCCGGGACGCCCTTGTTAAAACCGCCGCGCTTAGCCTGTGCGCGCCTCATGCCGTCGCGGTCTATCATGAGGTTATAGTGGTCGAGACAGTAGCGATCCGCCATCGCAGACCCGCGCGCGACAGGCGCACAGCAGGCGTCCATGCGGGTCAGGAGATAGGCGCATTGTCCGTATTGGCGTTGGGTCCAGGGGGTCATTTGCGTAGGTCCGCTGGCTTCATGTCAAATAGGGGCGCAACCTCTGCCAGAGTCCATCCAGCCGCAAAGAACTGCTTGGCGCGCTTCTTCTGGTCAATGGTCAGATAGGTCAGGGGCAGCGTCATGAGGTTGATGCGTGTGGCTCGGGGCTTGGATGCGCTGGCGGTCATACGTCCCATCACTTCGATCTGCTCAAGCGAACTGTAGCGATGACCATTGGGACAGGCACGGCGGCGACGAATGCCTTTGGGATGTGGACGGCTGTCCGTGACCATGCCTTTTGCGCCGCATTGTGGACAGTTAAGCCCTGACATTGGCGCGCTCCTTTGCTAGCCGCTCTTTACGCTCTTCCCACGTCTCAAACGTGCGCCTGTCCCAAGAGATTTCGACAAGCGGTTTTTTCTCCGCTTTCAGATTCGCCTTTTTCTTCGCGCGGTTCATGCGATAGACCTTCCCGCCAACCGTGTTTCGCGTGACGCCGAGGCGGTCAGCGATGGTCTGGTAGCTGTCCTTGTTCGCCAGCCCGTCCGTCAGCACCTTCACCTCTTTGTCTGTCCATTCGGTGTCTCGTCCGCTTGGCATTCCCGATGTTTGCCTGGCGCGGGCCATCAGCCTGACTTCGGCGTAGTCGTGTGCGGTCATTGGGGTGTGCCTGTGGCTTTGGCTTTTTTGACAGTGGGCTTGGCGCGCTTCTTGAGCGGCGGGAAGTCGTAACCGACTTCGCAATCCTGTGGCTGGGCCATGCGGAACAGATAGGCTTCAGCGTCCTCGAATACGTTGAACGCGAGGTCCGCATAACCGGTCAGGCGATATTCGTTTCCATACGTATATCGGAACGAGCCGTATTCCTTTGTCATGATGGGCGCGTCGGTGTTTTTCACCGTTTCGTATGCGTCATAAGGACCAACGGGCCATTTATCGATTTCGTCTGCCCATGGATGATAGTCATACGTCCACAAACCGAAGCCAATATCATTGGCTCTTTGTGTATAGCGACGCAGAATTAAAAAATGGCCTGCCGGAACTTGAACGATCTTGAAGGCGGGTTCTTTTGGCACAAAGGCGTCGTAAGCTGCCTTTTCCCTTTGCTCCCATGCTTTTTTTGCCGCTTTTGAAGCCTCAATATCAGCGGGTGATGTCGCAAACGATCCGCGCTCTTTCTTCACTTTCGGCTCCTTGCTTTTTTCTACCTCAATCCTTGCCTGCGGACGCTCTTCGCCAAACATCCAATCAAAAAACTTACTCATCGTCCTGCTCCCTCAATCAACCCCGCCAGCCGATCAGCCTTGCTAACCAATTCGCGGAGTCTGTGTAGTTGTTCATGGGACCACCCTGTGCGGCCTGTCCTCATCATGCACAGCCTAACGCGCGTTGCAAGCGATAAGTCGTGCTTGACGCGGTGCTTTATGCGTGTATGGTGAGGGTGTCGATTGGATGGAGAGAACGACATGGCGACCGCTGAAGAACAGAAGCTAACTAACGCCTACAACGAGTTCATTCGTGATTACGTCGAGGCGCACGGACAGAACCAGGCAACGCGAGACGAGGCTCATGAGCGGGCTGCGTGGTGTTCGGAATTGGGACAGTCGATTGTAGATTTGGCTAAGCGTTTCAAGCTGCCAGAGAACACGATTGACTGGATGATTGAGGCAATCCCCGAAGTCAGCGCAGACGAAGCCTATCTCGTTGGCTGTGCTGTGGCGGTGGCGAAGATGGAGGCGGAAAATGGACGTTAAGCCGTGGGAAGCGGTGATGGGCGGCTTTGTGGAATTTGATATTTGGCCTTGGAATGAAGACGAATACGAATGCCGGGAGATTTTGAACGGACTGGAGCCAGTTCTTCACGTCACCCTCGCCAACGGTCAGCGCATCATCGTCCGCGTCCTGTCCGACGAACGCAAGGCGGCTCGTGCCGCGATGAAGGGGTCTAGCCATGTGGTGGCGTAAAAAAGTAATCACGCAAACCTACGTCGCGCCTCCAGAACCGACAGACGAAGAGATTATCGCGTCTGCCCCTATCCGTATGTCGCCCTATCAGAACGTGGCGCGGGGAACGTGGGGCTATGCTGTGCTTCGGCTTGCGATGGAAGGCCGACTAAAGGTCCGCACGGAATACGGCGTTTTGCCAGACGAAACCGTTTATATTTACGAGGCTACACAATGAATTTTGACGGATTCGAACCCACACCGGGCCAGATCGCAGAGGGCGTCGCACGGATGCTCTTCTGGCCTGTCGTTGGCGCGGTTGCGCTGTTTGTGGCGCTGAAGGTGATGACGTGATCCTAACCCCCCTAGATGCCCGCCTGATCCTCGCCTGCATGGGCGCACGAGAAGGCGCGATCCGACCCGGCGACCTGACCGGACTACAGGCCCTGGATATTAAAACCCGTCTGCGTGAGTGCGCAGACATGAAAGATGGAGAAGAGTGATGGCTGAGCCAGGATTTGATTTCCGCGTAGTGCAAGACGGCATGGAGGTAGCCAGCGCGTATGCGGCGAGCCGCGCCGATGCTTTAAAAGAGGCCCGACATTACGCACTCGTTTACGGGCAGGATGGGGCGGTCGAAATCCAAGAAAAGGTTTTCCGCGCAAATAGCGGGCGATGGAAGTGGACGCCTGTCGTGGAGTCTGTGGCATGACCCCCAAAACCACCATCCCCCGCACGACGCACCAGAAGGCCCTCAACGCGGCTGCTGCGCTTAACCGTGCGGCTATGAAAATGAACAATGCAGGAACGCTACAGAGCATCCTCAGCGCGCAGGAGGATTGCCTCGTCGCGCGGGAGGTTCTGAAGTCGCTGATGGCTGACCTGGGGCCTCTGACGGTTAAGGCCAAACGCGAACTGGAAGCGCATCTTGAGGAGAAAGAAGTGTTGCGGAGGGTTGGGGCGTGAGTGATTGGATTAAAACGGAAGCTATTTTACCCGCGATTGGCGAGGTCGTTCATACAAAAATTGACGATGACGACCACGGCCCTCGCAATGAGTCAAAGCTGAAACGGGGCGGCGCAAACGGTCGGCTGTGGTTCACGGCTGATGACAGAATGTATGTCTATTACACGCCGACGCATTGGAGGCCCCTTTGACCAAACTCACCCTAACCGAACGCGCGTCCAAAGGCGGGCAGGCGTCCACGCACAGGCCGTTCCGAGACAAGCCAGGTGCGGCGAGTGCGGCGGCGAAGGCGTCATGGGATGACTGGTCGCCAGAGCGTCGGTCAGAGCGTGCAAAGAAGGCGTGGGATACGCGGCGCAAGAAGGCCCTTGACGGGGCAATAAAGCACGACTAGCGTATTTACATCAGATGGAGAGAGAAATGACCCAAGCCCCCACACCCGGCCCGCTGGACATGGACGCCGCAGTCAGGGCGCTACACGAAGCCCTTGGCGGTAACGGCTGGGCCTATTCCAATTATGGCGGCGACGAACTGAACAGTGAACGCACCGAACTTGAGGCGGGTGTTCGCGCCGTTATAAGCCTCGCCCCCACCGCTCCGGTCGAAGCGAGCGGGTCGGAGCGGGACGTGCAAGGATTGGTTCGTCCCGACGCGATGGCCGGTCGCCGTTGGCGGCACAAGGAGCGCGGAACGACTTACACGTCTCTTGGCTTCGGCAAGGCGCAATGCTCGCCGTCCGGCCTGCTGGATGACGAGAACGTGGTCATCTACCAGGGCGACGACGGGTCTTTATGGGCGCGCCGTCATGCCGAGTTCACGGACGGCCGCTTTGAGGAAATCCAAAACCTTCGCCCCCAACCGAGCGGAGAGACGCGGGAACAGATGATGGGTGGCGGCGATGTTATTGCCCTTGTTGATCCGTCGCGTTGGGACTGCCCGAACGCGCCCCAACTGTCCTACGCGAACGGCTGGAACGACGCCGTGTCCGCCCGCCCCCTCGCCTTGGGAGGCCAGCACAGCAGCGGGGAAGACGCGGCGTGGTCGTGGCTCAATCGGCACGTCGAATGCGATCCGGCTGACAGAGACTATTCTGCTGACGAAATGGTCGATGCGTTCATGGCCGGGGCTGGACGCTACGACATTTGGCTGAAAGCACTTGAGCGTATTGCAGGTGAACAGCAGCACCGCTCTGGCTACTGCCAAACCGACATCACCGTAGAGCCTGCTCTGACCGCCGAAGAGGCTCAAACAGTTGCGCGTGCCGCCCTCTCCACCACCCCCGCCCGAGCCGAGGCCCAGGACGAAGGGGCGGCGGGGGAGCCTGTGGCGTGGTTCCGTCAGTCCAAACAGAACCCCGACGCCTGGTATCAAATATTCGATGAGGAGCGGGAACATTACGGGGCCAAGGGATCGCGGATTTTGGCACTCCGAGACGCCCACCCATCCCCGACCCACGCCGCCGATGAAGACAGGGTGCGGATCGCGGTGGAGGCGCTGGAGCCGTTTGCGGCGTTCGTGAAGTTTGAGCGCGCGCTGATCGAAAAGTCTCCCACGTTCCCGCTGCGCCCTGATGACACTGTTTTTGTCCGATGGGCAGGGGCATTCGGATCATCTGCCGTTGTCGCGACCTACGGCCATCTTCGCCGCGCCGCCAAAGCCCTCGCCGCCCTGAAATCGGAGGGGCGTTCATGACCCTGCGTCTATGTGATTGCGGGTCAAAGGCCCGCTACGTGGCGTATCGGGTAGCCGAGGACGCTGTGGAAAGCTGGGTAGAATGCCGCCGAGGCTGCGCCCAGACCGAAGAAATCGAGGACGCCTACGGCGACTACGAGACCAGTGCGTACAACTGGAACCGCCGCGCCCTGAAATCGACCGCCGCGAAGGAAGGGGAGAAGTCGTGATGATGCGCGATCCAACGGCTATCGCAGCGATTGCGGCCATGATGGCGGCTGGCGACTATGACCAGTATCGAGAGCGGCCCCTAAAACCCGCTCCCATAAGTCCGCTGACGGGCAAGCAGCCAATCGGCAAGCCCAGCAGCAATCGAAAGGCTGTAGCGCTTGAGAAGGCGCTGCGACGCAAAGCCAGGGAGCAACGGTCGTGAACGCCGCCCCCTCCCAAACCCCCGAAGCTGCGGGGCTGGAAGTGGTGCGCTGGATTGTTGAGGCGCGCTACTTCTGCCCGCCCGGTTACAAATCTGGCGGGGGTGTTTCTGGTATCCGCGACAGCCGAACGGGCGCGGAAACTTGGGCAGAACGTTTGCGAACCTACGAAGGGACCGAGTCTGTCACCATCACGCCCCTCGTAACCGCCGCGTCCGCTCAAGCCGCAATAGACGCCGAGAAAGCCAAGGTCGCAGAATTGATTGCCGAACGGTCTCGACGGTCAGTCGCATGGCAAAGGTCCGAAGCCCGAGCGGATCGGCTGGCGAAGGGCCTTATCGCCGCAGAAAAAACCTTCGAGGAAATCCGGCTGATCTTGATCCGACATTTGGAAGAGCCGGAGCGAGAAGCGTTTTGGAAGGCCGTCGCGGGACGTGCTGACGCGCAATCCGCCCTACAGCAGGAGACGCAGCCGTGAGCAATAAAACCCCCGCCGATGCGCTGCGCCTGGTGCCTTGCCCGTTCTGTGGCGCTGACCCTGGCGTGTCGAAATACGATGTCGATGAGGAAACGACGAAATGGGCGGCCGGGTGCGATGGATCAGGAGCGCCGGAATCGTGGGTGTATGTTGAGCATTACGTCAACGTCCACGGAGACACGAAGGCTGACGTGATTGCAGCTTGGAACCGTCGAGCCGCCCCCGCATCGCCGCTGCCAGGGGGTGGGTGGCAGGACATGACGTGCGATGAACAGTTCGCGCTTGCGACCGAGATCGCCGCCAATATTGGCTACGTCTTGCAGCCCGAGCCGGATCATCCCGATTGCCCTCACGCCAGACAAGGCATGTCGAAAATCCTGTCCGATCAACTTGCCGACAAATCGCGTCGGCTTCGTCCGCTTCCCGCCGCCCCGACAGGTGACGCATGACCATCGACCTAGACGCGCTGGAGAAGCTGGCGGATGAGGCTCAAAAGGCCGTAGAGCGCATTGAAGGCGGCGACGGCTGGAATCTGACGCATCAGGGGCCAGACGAGTTTTACGGGACATACCGCGAAATCGGAGCCGCCAAGTTTTTCGGCTCCGCAAGCGAAGAGCAGTCTGCTTTCGCGGAAACAGCGTCGCCCGCCACCATCAAAGCCCTGATCGCTGAACTGAAGGAGGAACGGGAGCTGTTCAGCGCTCTAATATTCGAGGTTTTTGACGCGATCACTTCGGATGGAGAGGCGCAGGACTGCAAAGCAGAAGAACTGGCTGATCTTGTAGAAATGGCGCGTCACGCTTACCGCGCCTTCCTCGCCCGCAATGGGAAGGGGGAGGGATGACTAATTTAAAGGAGAGAGAAATGACCAAATCAGCCGCAATCACACTTGTCGCCGCAGGACACGTCAAAAGATTCGCCAAGCCTGGTCAGTGGCGCGTCTATGCGAACGGACAAGACGTGATGCTAGAGGTCTATCCGAACGCACCTACCAAAGTCGCCACCAAGGCCGATTGATCTTCGCCAGGATTTCCGCGTCACGCACTTCACACGCGCTTATGATGCGGAAGCCCGTCGCCTTGTCGTCGTTGGCTTTGTTGAGTTGGCCCGTTTCGGCCTGACCATATAGCTGCCAATCAAGCGCCGGGTCGCCCGTGTTACCGATAGTGGCATGGGGCGTGGGTTTCGTCAGGATCGACTCTGCAAAGGCACTACAGCCGCTTGCAATCGGGTTGCTGCTGCAAGACGCACAAATGATAGCGAGCGATCCGGTCGCGATCAACCGGGTCAGCTTGACGGATAGCGTTCTGTGCATTTTCCACCTGTGTATCTGTTGCTTGTCCGCGCTCGTTCAGTGAGCCGATTTCCTTGATAGCTTCTGTCGCGGATACGGTGCGCCCTTCGGCCTGAGTCTGTGCGTTGCGGGCTTGTTGAGCCCTCTCCCGCTGGCTGCAATAGCCCATCACTAGCAGCGTCACGACCAGCAACAGGACCAGCGAGACGGCAGAGAGGATTTTGGTTAGGGATGCGGAGAGGCCGAACACTCTCATAGAATCAACCCTTTCGCCTTAGCCGTCTGCGCCTTGCGATCTTCAAGACCATTCGTTCCGCCGTTGATCTTCCGCGTAATGCCAATCAAGTCGTCAGCATCAGCCAAGGCATTCAGGTTCCGGCTATTCCAGTAGCGAACAGCCGCCATAAGCCCGATAGATGGGAAAGCGACGATCTCCGGGTGCGATTCGAAGTCGATGCCGACCTCTCGTCCGAATGCACGATAGTTTGCGCGCCCTGTTAGCTGAATCGGACCACGACCCTTATATCGCTTGCCATCGCCAGGAACGACGTTGCCAAGGTCTTTGCGTCCTTCATAGGCCTGACCGCTGGCGATCTCTTCCATGTAACGAAAGCCGCCCGACTCGTGCGCGCACTGTCCCATGAAGTGAGCCAGGCGCAGGCCAGTGTCGAGAATGCCGTAGGTGCGGAAATGGACGTTGGCAGATAAGCCTAGTTCCCGCGCACGTTCGTCAGGAGCGCCAAAGGCCTTGAACAGCGCCGTGAGTGTGCCAGCGCCGATAATGCCGTCAGCAGCGACGCCAAGGCGTGTCTGGAGGCGTTTGGCATCTAGAGTCACTTCTTACTCTCCGTCAGCGCGTCCACAGCCTTGTCAGCCCGCTCAGCATTGCGCTTGGACCCACGGCTAGAACCGATCCAATAAGCCACCACAGACGACAGGGCGGCATTCAGGACGCCTTGCATTTGCCCGATAGCTTGCTCAGAGCCGTTGGCTGGCTCAACAAGGTAGGTGAATACAAAGCCCACCGCCCACAGAGCGACGATAATGCCGCTAATCAACGCCTCTGGATCGCGCCAACTGATCTTGTCTTGGGGGCGGGTGTCGTCGGTCATTTGTGCGCGATCCGCTTCCACATCGTCGGGCCGAACAGAGCCGCGACGAACATCAGCCAGCCCGTGCCTGAGATAATCGACGCCCATGCTTCCCAAGGCGTGTGCGGGTTAAGAAGGCTCTGTGTGGTCATGAACATACCGGCCGTAGCGCCACCCAACCCGACACGCTCCCAATAGGGCATCGGAAGGGCGATCACGGCGAACCCCGTTAGCGTCAGCAGAGCGCCACGAATGACCGCAGCCATGATCGCCAGGCTACTCATAGGCGCGAATGGCCACACCATGAAGGTCAGCAGAAAGAAACCAACCACGCCTGCCGCAGACAGCCAGAACCAATATTCTCTGTGCAGATTCCTTAGCGGAGTCATTGTCTGTCCTCTGGTAAGCCCCACAGCTTTCCCGTTTTGGCTAGTAGTTGAACGCGCCTTAGAACAATAGGAACCACCGTTAGTGCGGCCATCGACAGGCCGAACATGATTGCCGTTGACACTTGGGTCGATGCGCCCTTGAAATAGGTATGCAACAACCCCGGTCCGATGAAGAACGCCAAGAGAATGGCTAGGAGGCATCGCCACACCTTTGTCCGTAGAGTGATGCGCCCGAAATCAGGCTGCAATGATACACCCCAAAGCGCTCCAGCGACAGCGGCGGAATAGCTATACCATTCGGTGTTGAGAAACGTGTCATTCACCGGCCTTTGTCCTGCGTCTGCGAACGAGGCGAACAACGCGCCACACCAAGCCTGGGAGAACGATCAAAAAAGCCCCGAAGGCCCTGTAGAACGGCTCCAACGAAGGATCGTACATTGAAGTTCCCCAAGGCCAGAACAGCCATTGTGATGACGTAGGCCCCGAAGAGCGCGGCTTTGTATTCGTTACCATAATCGCGGTAGTTGCACCACTGCCACCAATAGACGGCGTGAATCGCCATCACCGCGCCTTGTAAAAACAACACAAGAGTGCGGCGGGAGCACGAGACCCCCGCCGGAAGAAGCATCAGCAGCCAGAAAACAACCGCATCAACGTATGGAATCCAGTCATAGAGGCTGCGTTGCTCCATGATGAACGAAGCTCCCCATCCCGCGCAAAGCGCCGCAGCGAGCCACACGGCGTCTCTGTTCAGGAGCGCCAGCCCGCTAACGACTGCAAGGATGAGGAGTTCAATCACGTTCGTTTTCGCGAGATAATCGGCGGCTCGTTAGGGTCAACCGGAGGTGGCGGAGGCGGGGGTGGAGGATTAGTGATCGGGCTGTCGTCAGACTGTGGCGAGGGCTGATCTTTCAGGGGCTTGCAGGTCATTTTTTGCCGCCTTTCGGTCGAGGTTTCGGAGGAGCCGAGATTGGCGACCTCGCAGGCTTTGGACGTGGTTTAGCCGCCATGTCAGTTACTCCACAGGGCAGGATTGCCCCTCCCACTATATCCCGCCGCCCCACCTTGCGCTAGCCGGTTCCCGGCCCATTGAACGTCGTGCGGCCGCCAGACGCAAACACGCCCTCGATCCATTGGACCGCATTGCCAAGGTCGTAGTTGCCCGCCGTGTTGTCCGCCCAGACAAAGGCCGTCCACTGCACGACAGACGTTCCGGTGACGACCAAAGCGCGGCCTGTAGCGCCCGAAGCTGTTCCGCCAACAATGTTGATGGGGCCACCCTGCGTCCCCACCACGTTGACATGATTGCCTGTCGGACCGGCAAGATAGCCAGGCAGGATGTTGATCGCGCTGTTTCCGCCCGTGACGGTGATAAACCTCATCAGGTCTTTGTTCGCCAGAGCGCCGCCAAGGCCTTTGCGTCCTTGAGCGTTAATCACCAGAGAAGAGAAAGTGCAGTCCTCAAACTCAACGGCGTGATCTTCGCACAGGCTTGCGGTGATGCATCCCTCCAGTTTGTTGCACCGAACGAACCGATAGCCCTTGCCGCCGCATCCATCAGCCGTGATGTCGCCTATGAACCATGCGGCTTTATAGTCGGTAAACAGGAAGCCGATCTGATTCGTCAGGGTTGGCCCACCGCCACCGAGAACGTGGCAAGCCTTGAACTTCCCGCCGCCTGCATCGCCGGGCAAGCCCGTCCCTGTGAGGGAGAACGAGACAAAGTTTCCCGATGCGCCTGAACCGTTGAAGTCCGCCGTGGAGTTGTTGATGTCCAGATAGGCGAACGACCGCGTGAACTGGATATGCGGACCTTTCAGGATGCGGTTAAAATAGTTGTCAATGTCCACCGTGACGTGAGTGCCGGTGCCAGTATCCCGAATCCCGCCCTTGGAATGCAACGCCGTGACGTTCCTGATCTGGATGCGCTCAAGAGCGACGCCAGCGCCGGTGTCAATCGTGAAGTCCCAACCGCCTGTCGCGGCGAGATCGTCAATATAGATATTGCTGATCGACACATCCGAGGACTTGATGGTGATCCAGTTGATGTTCACCGCCGTAGAAGTCGCTACGGTCTTCTTGCCCACGCCCACAATGCTGCAAGGCGCGGTGATGACGACGGCAGAATCTTTCGTGATCGTCGGCGTCAGATAAAGCGTCTTGCCGCTAGTCTGCGCGTCATTGATCGCCAGTTGCAGGGCTGCGCTGTTAGGCGTCCCGCTGGCGTAGTCGGCAAGATAAATTGCGTCCTCAAGGCGGGCTTGCAGAGTCCGCGTTACGCTATTTGCGCTTGTGGACTTGTAAGGCACATTGACAGGCACA